ATGCCCGACGCGGGGGCTCCCCGCACGTGCACTACGTCAGGGTGTCGTGCGTTCAGGCGCTGTCGTACGGGGCGCCCTACGCCTATGCGGCGCTCGTGCCCGCGTCGGTGACGATCTACTGATGGGCTCGCGCGTCGAGTGGCTCGGCCAGGCAGCGGTCGCGCGGGTCTTTCCGGTCGCCGCTCCGTCGACCTTCTCCCGCGCGTTCAACGCCTCTCACCGGGGCACCGACATATTCTCCGTCGAGCACGCGCCCATCGTGGCCGTTGAATCGGGCTCTGCCAGGACCGACGATGATCCGCGGGGAGGTCAGGTCGTCTACCTGAAGGCGGACAGCGGTTGGCACTACTACTACGCGCACCTGTCGAGCTACGAGGGCGCCTTCCCGAGGCGGGTCGGGGCAGGTGACGTGCTCGGCTACATGGGCAGCACGGGAAACGCAGAGGGAGGTCCCGAACACCTGCACTTTCAAATGTCCACGCCCGAGGGTGAGACGGTCGACCCTTACGACTACCTCCTGCAGGCCCAGCGGGGTGGCGGAATAGGTGGAGCACGTTTTCCTTGGCTCGCAATCGGCGCCGCGATCGCCGCGGCCTGGTACTTTTGGCGGCGCAAGTAATGCCCTGGCTCGTAGGTATCACCGCAGTTGTTCTGCTGTTTCTATTCAGCAGGTCGCAGTCTGAGCCTTCTCTGCGTGCCGTTCCGCCCGTAGCACTCGTCGGCGACTCTATCGCCGTTGGGCTGTCGGGTCCGCTCGGCGAGCAGATGGGCCACCGTGGTCTGGCGTTCTTCTCCGACGCCGAGGTCGGCACGAGTGCGCGGCAGTGGGTCGGACGCATCGACCGCGTGCTTGCGCGAGGTCCGAGGACTGTCATCGTGAACCTCGGCGGAAATGACGCGGCATCGGACGTGCTTACGCGCGAGTTTGCCGCGAACATTCGCTCCGTCGTGGACAAGGTGCGCGCCGCGGGCGCCCAGGCGATCCTGCTCGAGCCCCCGAGCAGGCCGTCGCCGAGGTTCGCGATCGTGCAGCACGGGCTGAGGTCGACAGGGGCTCCAGTGCTCGTGCCGGGTTCGGACTTCGACCGCGTCGCCGACGGCGTCCACTTCACCGCCGAGGGCTACCGCGAGTGGGCTCGGGCGATCTCGGGGGCTCTCGCATGACCGTGATCCTGCTCCTGCACGGTAACGAAGAAGCTCGCCGACGATTCGAGGAGGCGGCGTCTGCCCGCGTGATTGTCGTTCGACGCAGCGATGTCGCCGCCTACGACGCGCTACCTGCTCAGGTGCCGCGCATCGCAGACCTGGCCGATGTGACACCGGGTGAGCGCCTGCTCGTGTTCGCGTTTTCTGCAGGAGCGTGGGCACTGCGACGCTACTTGACCAATCCAGAAAACCGCGCCGCGGTGTCAGCCGCAGTCTTTCTCGACGGGCTGTACGGGGCTGTTGGCGACGAGTGCAGCCTATCACCCTACGCAGGAGTAGTCGCCTACGGCAGAGAGGCGAACGCAAATCCGGAGCGCGCAAGGCTCGTCATGACGTACAGCGCAGCTCACCCCGCGCCGGCTATTTGCTCGCTAGCTGTGTGGCATGCAACAGGTTCGGGACCCGGTGTCGAGGTGAGGGGGTACTCGAGTAGCGATCACAACGCTCAGCTCACGGAGGTAGGGCCGGCGATCGCACGCGAGATTACTGTGCCGCCTCGTCGATCAAGCTTCCCAGTCCTTCCTCTCTTCTTGTTCACGGCCGCAGCAGCGATCGCGTGGCGGATCTTCTCGAGGAGATTGGCGTGATGCACGTGTACTCCCACCTCGGCCAGGCCGAGCTCTCGCTCGCGCGCGTGCGCGGCGTGTCGCGCCTGACTAACGCCGAGCGCTACAAGCTCATTCAAGTAGCGCAGGCGGTGGGTGCCGATCCCGACCTACTCGCGGCGACCATCAGTCTCGAGACCGGGGGCACGTTCAGTCCGGCGATCTCTAACCCCAGGACGAGCGCGACGGGACTCATCCAGTTCCTACCCTCGACGGCGCGCTCGCTCGGTACGAGCGTCGGCGAGCTCCGGGGCATGAGCGTGTGTGAGCAGCTCGACTTCGTCGAACAGTTCTATCGTCGCGTTGCGGGTGGAGGCATCCGCGTGCCGGGTGACGAGTACGTCGCGGTACTGGCGCCGGCGTTCCTAGGTAGCCCGGCAGGCACGTCTGTTTACCGGCGAGGGTCACCCGAGTACGACCAGAACAGGGGGCTCGACCTCGACGACGACGGCGTCATCACCGTCGGCGAGCTCCGCCAGAACATCATCAACCGCGTGCCGGGTGGTGAGCGCATCGCGGTTATCTACGAGATTTGCCGCGGCAGAGGAATCAGTGTGCGCGGCCTCCTGCCGCCGCTCTTGATCGTGGCCGCCGGTGTGGCGCTGTTCTGGGGTACACTGAAGGTCAAGAGGTGAAAAATGCCGACGCCAACCTGTAGTACATCGTGCGGTTCGGGTCGGGGAGTACCCTTCGGCGCGTCTTTCGGGTTCTTCATCGTGGTGCCCGACCTGGAAGCTCTTGCCGCATTGCACACTCAAAACTTCCCCGACGGCACGCTCGCGTACGTCATCTCCGAGCAGACGCTCTACGAGCTGTCGAAGCAGTCGACGCTTCCAGCGGGTCCGGGCGCGGTTCCCGCAGGCAGCGCGTGGATCCGAGGAGGGAGGTTTGCGTTCGTCTTCGACGGCGGCGACCCGAGCGAGAACGGCCGCACCAATCGCAAGGACGAGCAGTCGCCCATAGACAACACGAAGACCGGAATCATAAACCTCGGAACCCGCACTTCTTTTCAGCCGGACCCGAATGACGGCGTTCAGGCCGACTACGGTACCATCGGTGGCGGCATCGGCAATTTCGTCGGTCCGGGAGGTCGCGTAGGAACGATTGCCGGCGGAGAGATCAACGAGGTTCACAGCCAAGCAGGTTTTGCTGCGGGTGAGGGGAACAGAGTCGGTGACGAAACTAATCCGAGCGCCACGTTTGCCGCGGTCGCCCTGGGCAACAGCTCCGTCGCAGAGGGAAACGGCGCAGTTGCCATTGGTCTGACTGCTGATGCCGTTGCCGACGGTGCAGCGTGTATCGGTCCGGGAACTGCCTCAGGCGTACGTTCGTTTTCTGGCAACGAGAGCGACGCGACCGGTGATGTGTCAGCTGCGTTTAACAGCGCTGACAGCATTGGAACTGGTTCATTCGCTGCGAACACTTCGGGCGCGGTCGGCGACATCAGCGCCGCATTTAACAATAGCTCTGCCCTAGGTTTCGAAGCCTTTGCGCAGAATGAATCGACGGCCTCCGGTGACGATTCGCATTCGGAGGGAACGTCGTTGGCGTCCGGCTTCGCCTCGCACGCCGAAGGAGACAATACGATCGCCTCGGGCTTCACGGCCCATTCAGAAGGCGGACAGACGCAGGCGAGCGCCGACTTCAGTCACGCCGAGGGTCAGGTAACGACCGCTTCCGGCATCGGTGCTCACGCAGAGGGTACTACAACTGTGGCGAGCGGCGACGCCAGTCACGCAGAAGGACAAAATAACCAAGCCATTGGTCTATTTACCCACGCCGAAGGCGCGTTCAACATCGCCGAAGCGCTCGGCTCGCACGTTGAGGGACAGCAAAACAACAGCGTCGCAGGCGACTTCGTCACGACTGTTGGCGGCACCGGATCTCACGTAGAGGGTACGTCGGCGCGCGGCCGCTTCTTTTTATCTCACGCGCACGGCCTCATGGCGTCGACCGTGCAGGGTGACGCGCAGAATACGGAGGTCAGTCTCTTCGGCATCAGCGCCGCGGGTGCGCCGGTGGACTTGGGCGTCGGAGGCCTTCCCGCCGCCTCCTTCAGCGACGCAGAGATCGTTCTCGAGGACAACAAGGTCTACAAGTTCAAGGTCGAGCTCATTGCCCACAACCGCAACGCGACCACGGACGCGGCGGCGACGGCTTGGGCCGAGTGGGACTTCTCCTTCCTCGCCTTCATGGTCGGCGGCGTCGCCACCGTGGTTGGAGCACCAGCAGCGGCGCCGCCGGACAATGAGTCACCCGTGACTGGCTGGACGATCACCGTGGCGCCCGTCGGCGCCGTCGTTCGCTTCACATTCACCGGAGCCGCGGGAGACGCGACCGCCCAGGCGCTGGCCTACGTCCACTTGCTGGAGCTCGGCAACCCGACCTTTGTTTGAAACTAGGAGAAAAAGATGCTGCGCCTATCCATCGAATTCGAGGGACCCATCAACGAGGCAGTGAAAAAACTCGAGCAGCGTAGAACTGCAGTGTCTGCCAAAGGAGCCAAGGCTCGACCGAAGCAAGGAAGAGCATTGCAGAGCGCCCATATTACTTACAGCGGAGCCTCCGGTACGGGGCTGCTCGCTACGGAGCTCCCCGACGAGCTCAAGGAGCGTCTTCGCGCCTGGGTGGACGAGCAGGTCGCTGCGAAGCAGTAGCTATCGACCAGATGAGCGCGGCGAGCCCGACGCCGAGCGCGATGAGGAGGACGGTCCTCAGCGTACTGTCTTCAAGCGGCGCGAAATTGAAGTTCATCACGCGCTGGTCGTTCTCGACGAAGTTGTGCGTGTGCCTTTGGCTTTGATCGACGTTGTCGATGTAGACGAGCTGGCGGGGCACCTCGCGCGGAGGAGGTGGTCTGAAACGCTGCGGTTGCTCGACGACGACCAGTGGTGCCGAGGGCTCGCAGACGTCGTTCGCTAGCTGTTCTAGGAGGTTATTGAGCAGGAAGTCAGCACCGAGCCCGGCGGAGGCGCTGCCGCCGCTGAACGACGTGGAGGGTTGGCTGGGCCTCTTCTTCGGCTTTGGCTTCGGAGGCTTCGGCGGGACGGGGGGACGCGGCCGAATGACGTCCACGCTCGTCGAGTCGCCGACTCCGATAACGTCGCCTCCCACGACATCATGCACGCCGATTTTTTGCACCGCGAGTGCGTCGGTGATGGAGATCGAGTCCGAGAGCTCGACGGTGATAAGGCCGACGATCTGAGCCGTGACTGAATCAGTGACGGACACCGCGTCTGACGACGTTCGCGAGTAGCTAGCCGCGGTCAGAGCCCCGTCGTCGACCGTGACGACGTCGTCGATCGACTGATTGCGCGTGAAGTTTACGACCAGCGCGTCGGTCGCATTTATGGCGTCGCTGACGGTGCGCTCGATAGCAGCAGCCGAGATTTGCGCCGTCACCGAATCTATTGCCGAGACGGCGTCCGATACCGAGCGCGCGTACTCCGCCGCGGTCGAGGCGTCGTCGCCGACGGTGATGGTGTCGCTGACGGACTGATCCCGCGTCAGATTGATCGTCGACGAGTCTGAAACAGAGATTGCATCACTCGCGAAGATCGCGAGTGCGGTCGATACCGAGACGGAGTCGGTAATGGTCGCGGAATCAGAGAGCAGCCTCTCGTAGCTCGCCGCCGTCGCGGAGCTGTCGCCGACGGTGATCGTGTCGCTGACGGCCTGGTCGCGCGTGAGGTTGATCGTCGACGAGTCAGTCGCGCTCGCGCTGTCCGAGCCGCTGCGCCCGAAATCCGCGGTCCGGTTCGTCGCGTCGGTGACGCTGATGGAGTCGCTGACGTCGACGCTGATGCCGCTCGTGAAGATCTCCGCCGTGACCGAGTCGGAGACGCTTGCGGAGTCGCTCGTGATGCGCCCGAAGGAGGCCGACGACGCGGAACTATCCGACACCGTGATCGTGTCGTTGATCGCCTGAGTTCTCGTCAGGTTGATCTTCGACGTGTCAGTGGCACTGATGGAGTCGCTTAGAGATCGCGAGGTGTTCGTTGAGCGCGTCGTCGCGTCCGTGACGCTCACCGAGTCCGACGGCGTCCTACCGAAGGTGGCCGTGCGCGCTATTGCGTCGGTCACCGAGACCGAGTCCGACGGGCTCACGGTCTGAGCGAACGGGGCCGAGACGATGCGCGTCTCATTCGCTCCGATGCGGAGGATTACGTCGGCGCTGTTGCTCGTCGAGGCGCCCGTGATCTCGTGGGCTAGTGCGACGAATAAGAACTCGTTCGCGAGCGAGAACGCTCCGGGGTTGAAGGTGACGCTGATCTCGGTCGTCGCCCCCGTCCCCAGGTCCGTGAAGCTCGTCGTTACCTGCCGCGCGCTCGTTATCTGCGTCGCGCTCGTGCCGTCCGCGTTCACGCTCCGCCACATGCGCAGCCCAAAGCGCCCGTCCTGACCCGCCGCGGCGCTGACGGCCGTGACCTCGAACGTGAAGGTCCAGTTGGCGCTCGTGAAGCTGATGGTGAAGGCGTCGGTGCGGAAGCCGCGCGACGTTACGAAGGTCGTCCCGGGCAGCACTGTCGCGCCGAACGTTCCCGAAGCTCGCTCGGTCCCGGCCTGCAGGTCCGAGAAGTTGCTCGCCGCGACCTTCGCAACGGTCCAGCCGACGTTGGGACTGCTGGTCCCGCTTCCCGGCGCCGTCTCGGACAGCTCCTGGTAGCCGTTGCCCGTGGCATTGGTCATGTACCAGGTCTTGGGCATCAGCCGATCCGCTCAAAAGTGTACGAACACCGGGGATAGTCGGCGATGTGCCGCGGTAGCGAGGGCCAGAGCGCGCAGCCGATCAGGTAGTAGTGGTCACGCCTATCCTTACACGTGCCAACTCCCCCCAGCTCGGCGTAGAGCGCGCACGCGCCGGCTACTTCGGGATCGCCGCGCTCGCCGTTGAACGGGTCGCCGGAGCGGCAGCAGGCGCCGCACCTGTTGCAGTCACCGAGGCGGCGCCAGAGAGAGCCGTCCCGGTTATCTCGATTGACGGTCTCGTCGACGAGGGGCAGGTGGAGGCGCCCCACGGGGCCTCACTCCTCGAAGACGTTCCGGCACTTCGCGCTCGTGCAGATTCGCTTCTTCTTCTCGTGTGGGCATTCGTCAGACGGGCACGAGCCCTCGCTCTTATACGGCCTCGTCTCCTTGCCACATTTCGGGCACGGGTTGACGGCGACATCAGCGAGCAGTTGCTTGAGTTTGAGCCGCTCCGCCGGCGACATGCTCTGCACATTGATGACGTCGCTGACGCCGATCTTGTCCTTGTGGCTCACGTTATCCTCGAGCTGTAGGTGATCTTGAGCTTGTCGGCGGTGGTCTTGTTCACAGAGGTAAAAACCGAGCGCATCATCGCCGAGCCACCCGGCGACGTGTTTTGGCTGAGCAGCACGACCTCTTTGATGCCCGTTGCGCTCTTGCTGCCGGCGCCCGACGGGTAGGAGATCACCCACTGCATCGTGCGAGTGCCGGCGAGCAGCGTCTTGCTGTCGACGGTGTTGATGGTGCCGGTGACGGGCGACAGCACGTTCGTTTGATTGCTCGCCGCGGCGGCACCGGACGTGCCAATGCGCATCTGGTCGAACGTCTGCGTGTTGAGGCCGCTCACCATCCGCCAGATCTGCCTCTTACCTACGTTCACGATGAGGTTGTGCGTGATGCGGCGCGAGATGATTCGCGGCCCCCGCGGTCCGTCCCGCACGACCTCGGCGGTCACATAACCGCCGAACTTTTTCAGTTCAATTTCTTGCTGCAGCGTCTCCATCTTCGTCTCCTTCGACTTCGTCAAATGCGATTTCGCTGCCGGGCAGCAGGGCCTGGCTTGGTTCGTCGCGCGCAACGGCGAGCAGGTGCTCACCGATCTTAGCGAACGCCTCATTCATGTCGTCGGCCTCGACGAGCACGTACGCCTTCATCCGGTACATCATGCCTGCGCCCCGATGACCAGAAACGACTTGGCGACGGTATCGACGTCATCTCCACTTCGGTAGACGTCGTGCCAGAAATCTCGCTCGCATCGGCTGTTGCAGAAGAACGACGCAGTCTTTTTCTTGCTCAACCGAAGTTTCCGATTGCTCTTGTCGAGGTCGTCGCCGCACCACGCACACCATCGCGTGTTCATGCGGCTGCTAGAGCCTCTTCCAGAATTCGGATGTTGCTGTCGACCTCGTCGAACGCCTCGGCCGGCGCGTTCGTCGGCAGGAGCTCCCGCACGCGTCTAGCCCAGTGGAGCGCCTCGTCGCCGCGCCCGAGCTCGCCGTACGTCATGGCGAGCCTCTGCGCCGGCAGGTACGTGTACGTCGCGAGGTCGATCCACCAGAGCGCGAATGGCGGCTCGTTGATGGCGGTTGCTGAGTAGCGGTAGAACTGCAGGGCCTCCTCGAAGTCGCCGGCCTCGAAAGCCAGGTCACCGAGCCACAGCCAATGCTCGACCCGCGTCCAGTCGTCGCCCACGGCGGCGAGGAGCACCGAGCGCGCGTCGTTCTTCTGGCCGGCGCGCGCGTAGCACTTGGCGAGCATCAGGCGGGTATGGTACCGCATCGGGCCGTTCTTCGCTGGCAGGGCTAAAAACTGCTCGAACCGCTCGATGGCGCGCCTCTCGTCGTGCTCGCGCCACTCGGCGCCGAGGTAGTGGAGCGATGCGGGACTCTCGCGGACGAGCCAATCCTCGAGCAGCGTCTTTCGGTTTTGCACCGTGCGCTGCGCCTGCCTCGCGAGCTCGCGGTCGCGGTGGCGCTCATGGAGCGTCCGGACGGTGGGCAACCGCACGTGGAGGGCCCCCTCGGGGTAGTCGACCACGTTGTGCGTCATCCTCGAGTAGCGGATGTTCTGCTCGTTCCGAGTGAGCCAGGGGAAGGCCCACGCCTGGCCGTTGCCCGTCCGGACCACGTAGCCGAGCTTCGCCCCCCGCGGCATTGCTCGGTCGAGAGCGAGCAGGACGTCGTCGCCGGCGACGAGTCTCTCGTGGGCCTCCGTCATGAAGATCCAGTCGCCCTTGCAGAGATTCATGCACTGGTTTCGAATGTGCGCGAAGTGGACGCCACCCTCGGGAGCGCGATCGCTCTCGGGACCCTCGGGCGAGTCGAGCTTGAACGTGAAGTCGGCGTACTGCGCTGCGATCTCCTCTGTTTCGTCAGAGCTCCGCGGGTCGATGCCGACGATGAGCTGGTCGGCGACGCCCCGGAAGCTCGCGAGCGTCGCCTCGATGTCGGCGGCCTCGTCGCGCGCGGGGAAGCACACGCTCAGCGTGAAACCCTTGTGGGCGATTTTTCCGCACACCCCGAGCAGGTAAGGTCCAAGCACCTCGACGCGGCAGTCGGCGCCGAAGTGGCTGCGGAGCTGAAAGAGGAGCTCCGCGGCGGTGTACTTCACCTTGTGCTGCGGCTCCTCGTCGGGTCCGAGCCGGTTATTCGGCACGGAGACGAGGGCTGAGCCTACGTTCTTGCCGCACTCGAGCAGGGCGGCGCGGAGCGGCGAGTCGAGGTGCTCCATGAACTCCGTCGCCACGACGACGTCGGGCAGCCACTCGGCCATCACGCCGAGCGCGTCCTCGAAGGGCATGCAGATTGAGGCGACGCCGGCGTCTGCCGCGCGCCGCGCCGCCTCGGGGCTCTGGTCGACTACGACGCAGTCGCAGCCCCGCTCGTCTCGCAGCCTCCGCGCCAGCACTCCCACCCCTCCGCCGACGTCGAGCACCTTAGACCGCTCCGGCACGAGTCGGCAGACTCGGGCGTAGACTTCTGCCAGGGCCCGCCGCCTCCACTCTGCCTCGCCATCGTGCCGCCAGATGCGATCCCACAGGTCGGGTGCGTTGGCGTCGTCCGGCATGCTACTTTGCAGTATATTCCGTGCTTGAACGTGGTCGCAAGCGCGTCGTCGGAGTGCACGTCTTGAAGGGGCGGGCGTATCTCCGGCTCGAGTGCGGTCACCTGATTCCCGCGCCTCCGGAGTGGGCACTGGCGACAAAACGCCGCACCTGCCCCAAGTGCGTCGAACTTCAACGCCCGGGTCGGCAAAGGTCGAGGAGGTAGGCTCGAGAATGCTCGTCCTACCCTCGAAATTTGCTCAAGGTGACCTCGACGGCGTGCCCCTGCGGCAAGCCAAGAACTACACAAGGGCTCACCGGCGCCTGGGTGACGTCCTCTGGGTCGTGATCCACACGGCCGAGTGCTCTGAAGTGATGAACGCCGCAGAGAACCTCGCCGCGTGGGCGGCGGGCCCGCAGGCGCCGAAGGCCTCCTGGCACTTCGCGGTCGACCTCGATTCGGTCACGCAGAGCGTCCGGGAGCACGACGTCGCCTGGCACGCACCGGGCGCAAATGCCAGGGGAATCGGCGTCGAGTGCGCCGGCCGCTCTGGACAGGTAGCCAGCCAGTGGGATGACCTGTACTCTCGGGGCATGCTCGCCCGAGCGGCCGTCCTCGTCGCAGGCATCTGCCAGCGCTGGGAGCTGCCCATCCAGAGGCTCGGCCCGTCGCACCTGAAGAAAAATGTGCCCGGCATCTGCGGCCACGTCGACGTCAGTCAGGCGTTCAAGAAGAGCACCCACACCGACCCAGGAAAAAATTTCCCCTGGGAGGCCTTTATCGACGAGGTCGCCAGGGTAGCCCGTCGCAGCACACCGTCGTCCCCCTCCTCGCCGAGGATCGCGTAGATGCCCTGCAATGTGAATCTCAACGGATCGCCCACCATCGTCGTCGACGAGGAGCCCCTCTCAACCCCCATAACGTCTGAGGAGGCCTCGGTACCAAACGGCGCCGACTGCGTGACGTTCACCTTTGAGCTCTGCCCCAACGCCGGTCAGATCTCACCGAACCAGGTTGAGATTCGAATCTTTTGGACCGCTGCGGGTGGGGTGCCGACAACGCAGGAGAGTGTTCTTCAGCAGACCGCGACGTGCGGCGAGTTCGACACGTGCTTTACCGTCTACCTGAGCCCAACAGCGACGGATCCGGATTGCGTCGCGTGGGACCTGTCCCTGTCGGTGCCCGCGGGCAAATCGGGAGTTTTCTTCACGGCGACGGAGGTCGGAGACCCAGCAAATCCCGGGACGCTCTCGGCGTGGGTCTCCTTCAAGTGATGGAATGCGATGCCTGCTGACCTGCGAAACGACGTGCGACATTGTTTGCAACCGAGTTTCAAGTCGCGCGGGACGGCTCATCAGTATCTCGCTCTCCGATTCCGTAGGCGCTGAAGACAACCAGAGCGGAGAGATGACATTCGGCATCGGCCTATCCGACGCCGTGATGATGAGCGACGCTCTCTTTATCGAGGGAGCGAATCTCATCCAGCTCATGCTGTCGGATATGATCGGCGTCTCCGATTCTTCCTCGACGTCGTCAACTTTTGGTCGATCCGCCTCCGACACCGTGGTCGTCACAGATTCACTGGCGAGCAGCTCGAGCTTCTCGCGCACACTGGCCGACTCGGTCTCGGTCACCGACGCGGTCGCGGAGTCGGCTGCATTCGGCCGCTCGTCGTCCGACTCCGTGAGCGTCACAGATTCCATCGCCCGCACAGCAACATTCGGCCGCTCGGCATCAGACTCCGTGAGCGTCACCGACTCCGTCTCCGCGGTGCTGGCCGTCACGCTCGGCGACAGTACGACCCTCATCGATCCATCGGGCACGGACACGGTCGCGAAGCCCGCCGGCGTCGTCGACGGCACGGTGCTCATCGCGTGCGTGGGTCACAACGTAGGCGGCCTCACTCCGCCTACGGGCTTCGTCAAGCAGGGCAACTCTGCGAACTTCGACTCAGGGTTTGCCGGTTTCAACTGGGAGACAGAACTGTTTCTGAAGGTCGTGACGAATGCCGGCACCGAGCCGGCGTCGTATGACTTTTCAAATGGAGGCTACACCGACGTCTGGCTCGTCGCGGTGCAGCACGTCGACAACGTGACGCCCGTGCCGGCAGGAGGCAACACCTCGAGACCCGTGGCCGCGGGCGGAACGACGGGCACGACGGCGAATGGAGCGAGCTGCACCGTAGCGCGCGCTGGGTCGCTGCTGCTTCGCTTCGAGGCCTCCGATTCCGAGAACCGAGCGACCGGCCCGGCAGGCATGACTGCGTTGCCCGGCAGCCCCATCGACACGACGTTCAACGCCGATTACGACGACGGTTTGCCAGCCGGCTCGACCGGCGACAAGGACAGCACGTACACTAACACCCAGACCTGGGCGACCCACATGATCGTCCTGCAGCCTCTGTCATGAACTGCGCTGACTGCGATCCCTGCGGAAGCACGAGGGTCGGCTTCGCCGCCGGCGGAGGTGAACCGGGCGGCACGCTGCCCGACGGCGACACCGGCGACTTCCTCCAGTGGAACGGCACGCTCTGGGTGCCATCCGCGTGGACGCTGCCGCTTGCGACAAACCAGAACGACCTCGGCGAGGTGCTCACCGTCACCGCGGCCGGAGCCTCGCAGTTCCAGCCGCTCTTCCAGCGGAAGAGTCCGCTGATGATTGGCGCTCGGCAGATATCCGCGACGTTCATCTGGCTCGTCGCCTGGCAGTTCGACACCGCCGCGCTAACGACCGTCGGGGCCGCGGGGTTCCTCGTCCCCCCAGTCTCGGGGCGACTGCGCAACATGCGCGTCCTGCACGCGACGCCCGTCGTGAGCACGGACAACATCACCTACACGCTCGTCATGAATCAGGTCACAAACACTGCGCTCGCCGTGACTATCAATACCGGCACCGCGAAGGCCTCGAACCTAGTCGACGTCGTCGACGTGGGTTCCGCCGATCTGCTCAGCATCCGCGCCGACGGCGCGACGGCGACTCGCCTGCTTCGCACCTGCGTGAGCTTCGACTTCGAGTACTGAGATGGAGTGCACTCCGCCGATCATCCCGCCGTTTATCCTGGGACCAGGAGAGCCCGGCGGCACGCTGCCCGCCGGCGGTGACCCCGGTGCCTTCCTGCAGTTCAACGGCGTGCTCTGGGTACCGTCGAGCTGGGTGCTGCCGCTCGCCGTAGCCGCGCCCGAGACCGGCGAGGTGCTGACGGCGACCGGCGAGGACTCGGAGTTCATGACTCCGGTAGGCAACTCCCTCATCTACAACAACAGCGCACTCAGCGTGAGCGCTACCGACGTCTGGCTCAATCAATGGCAGTTCGGCCTGGCCGCCCGCACTACGTCGGCGCTCGCCGGCTTCGCCGTCGTGCTCCTAGCAGGAGACCTGCGCTGGTTGCGACTCTTCCACTCGTCGGCCACGGGCGCGGATGCCCTCACGTACACCGTCGTCGTCAATGGGGTCGACACCGCGCTCTCTGCCTCGCTCAACTCCGGCGTTGCCGGCCCGGTGAGTAACCTAACCGTGAGCGTGCCAGTGTCCGTCGGCGACCTCATCAGCATGCGGTGCGCCGGCGCGACCGGCAACAGGACCGTGCGCATCAGCGCCTACTTCTTCCTGGAGTATTGATGTCCTGCCGCACCCCCATCTTCGCGTCGCCGAGCAGCACGCCTCTAGGCCCGGGCGAGCCCGGCGGCACGCTGCCCCCGGGAGTCGTGCCGAACACTTTCCTGCAGTGGAACGGAGTGCTCTGGGTGCCGTCGAGCTGGACGCTGCCGGACGCTGCGGACGTGGGCGACGTCGGCGACGTGCTCACCGTGACGGGCGCGAATGCCGCGGACTGGGCGGCGCCGCCGGTCATCAGCGGTACGAGGTTTCACCACTACGCCTTCGGCGCGAATCAGATCAACACCGGGACGGGGTCGCTCTTTCCGTGGTTCTCGACCGGCAGCGCGGCGCTCAGCGCTGCGACCGCGACGACCGCGCAGTTCACCGGGACCATTCACGCGCTCTATGTAACGCACGGTACGCCGACCGGCGCCGACGACATCGTCTATACCGTGATGGTGAACGACGTGGCGACGGGGCTCGCGCTCATCCTCAACAGCGGCAGCGCCGGACCGGCTACTAACCTCGGCTCGATAGTCGGCGTCACCGTGGGCGACAAGATCACGGTGCGCGCGACAGGGCTCAGCGCAAACCGCGTCGTCACGTCTCGGCTGCAGTTTTTGCTCGAGGAGGGCGCCACGGCGCCGACCACGCCGCTCAGCATCATGGGCGCCAATACGGTCGCGTGGTGGCGCTCCGACCTCGGCGTGAACCCTGGCACGAACGGCGCGGGCGTCAATAACTGGATGGACCAGGGTCCAGGCAGCTTTAACCTCGTGCAGGCGACGGCGGCGAATCAGCCAACGTACAACACCACCGGCGGACCGAACAGCACGCCGTCCCTTCTCTTTGACGGGGTAAGCGACCGACTCGTCAACGCGGCGATCAACCGACCCGCTCCGGCGACGACGCGCACGGTCGTGTGGATCGTCTTTCGGCAGGTGACGTGGACGAACACCGACAAGCTCTTCGGCTTCGGCACGACCGCGACGCACATGGGCGCGCTGCAGTCCGGAGTGACGCCTCAGATCGGCATGCAGAACCTCACGACGGTGAACCTCAACAACGCGCTCGCCGTGAACACCTACGGCCGCGGTGAGTTCGGGTTCTCGGGGTCGACGAGCGACTACATAAAACTCGTCGCGACCACGGTGACTGGCGCATCAGCGGGCAATACGGATCCGCTGGCAACGTTCACACTCGGCGCGAGTGGGCCGCAGACGCTCTTCGCGAATATTCAGGTAGTAGAGGTCGCCATCTTCGACGCAGTGCCGACCGCGGGGCAGACGACGTCCCTCAACAGCTATTTGTCGAGCAGGTATGGATTGTAAAGATCCAGGACAACCGACGCAGGCTCCTTATAGGCTACACTGCTGACATGGACGCCGCCCAAATAGCGACCCTTGTCGGAGTCGCCCTGGGCTCGGCCGTGAGCACGTACTTCACGACGAAGGCGCGCGTAAGTCGTGAAAACAAGAGGGACTTAAAGCTTCTCCGGGAGGAAATGAAGAAGCTCGAGGACAAGAGGCTGCCGACCCTCTCCGACGAGCGCGTGCGCGAGATCGTGGAACACGCCCTGAAGGACTATCTCACGGTCGAAGAATTTACAGCTTACACGAACCTCGACAGCGACCGGCGCGAGCGGCTCATCGACAAGATCGGCGAGCTCAAGGGCACCGTTGCAGCGCTACTCCAGCGCAGATAAGATCAAGCCGCATGCCCGAAGACAAGTTGCCGCAGAGACTCCCGTCGGGGAGATCGATACGCTCGAGCGTCGTCAAGGGGATAGAAAAGCAAGTCGGCAAGTACGGCGAGGCCGAGCAGATGCTCGACGAGATCAAGAGGGACGCCGACAAGAAGCTCGCGGAGCAGAGGAAACGAGGACAATGATCTGTCAAATTAACTGCGACGGACCCTGTCGCACGTCCTGCGCGCAGTCCTGCGAGACGATCTGCAACAGAATTGTGGTGACGCCGATTCCCCCGGTGCCTCCGCCCGCTCCGATAACACCCGCGAGCATCATGGGCGCCAGTACGGTCGCCTGGTGGCGCGGCGACCTCCTGGTACTCAACGGGGGCACCGTCAGCTCGTGGACCGACGGAAGCGGGAACGGCTTCGATCTGATCCAAGCCGTCGGGGCAAACCAGCCGACGTTCAACGCGACCGGCGGACCTAACGCCACGCCATCCGTCCTCTTCGACGGGGTCAACGACGACGTCGCCAACGCCCTGCTCGACCTGCCCGCGCCTGCCACGACTCGCACCTTCTACTGGGCCGTGCTGCGCCAGGTGACCTGGACCGGCGGCGACAGATTGTGGGGAGCCGGTGTCGGCAACAATAGCTCGCTTGCAGTGCTGCAGCACATGCCCGGCGGGACGCCCGTCATTGCAATGAGAAACGACGCCGGAGCTGGCGCTTTTGGCGTAAACCCGAACAGCGGGCTCACGCTCAACGTTTACAAGCGGCTCGAGATTTACTTCTCGGGCAGCGTCAGCGACTACACCAAGGTCGGTGGCGCGACGCAAACCACTGCGAACGCCGGTAACACCGATCCTGCTGCAAACTTCGTTCTCGGCGCCGCGGCCAACTTGTCCTCCTTCGCCAACATTGAGGTCTGTGATTTCGCAATCTTCGACAGGCAGCCGACCGTTCAAGAACTCGCCGAGCTCGACGCCTACGTGACGGCCCGCTACGGCCCCGGGCTCGTCTAAAGCTAGATACCGAGCGCGCGCCGGGCGAGTTTGACCGCACCTGAAAGTGCCGCATTAACGGCCATCTCCTTCAGGGCCTTCCTGAATTCCGGATCGCTTTCGAGCCGGTAGAGCTGTTCGACGCCCACGCCGAGCTTCGACGCCACTTGCCGACACTCCTCACGAAAACGAGAGGGGTCGGACTCAGCTAAATCGGCGATCTTTCGGAGCCGGGCAAGGGGGTCCGGCCTCCTTGCGCGCCGGCTGCTGGTGTGCCTCATGCGGGTCATGGTACCATCAAAACCATGATAGCCCCCCAGTGCAGCACAATCTGCGGCAGCCCTGCACAACAAGCCGTAGCTGCCGAAGGAGGAGGCTGCTGCCCGGTTCGCTGCGCCCTCAGCAGGTCTGGCTACCGCCTTCAACGTCAGCGGCAACACGCTCCAGTTTCAGGTCGACGGAGCCGCTGGTACGTACCGATGGGACCTCGAGATGAGCTACTGCATCCGCGATCAGATCGTCGACATCATCTCAGGTGGTGGTTGATCAACGAGTCCGCCCTCGACGCCTGGAGCACCGTGCACGGCCTGACCGGCCTGTCCGCGGGGTTGCTCGGCGTCTCTCCCCTCACCGCGTTCGGCGGCGCCGTGGCCTACGAGGTCGTCGAGTACGCGCACGAGTGGCCGCGCGGCTCGGTGCTCTTCGGAAGCAAGAGGCCCGAGTCGCCGCTCAACGTCGCGACCGACCTCGCGATCTTCACGGCTGCGTACTGGCTCGGCAGCAGGTCTCCGAACAAGGGAGCCGCGGCGCTCGTACTTGGAGTAGCCGCCGTGATCGCGTACAGTCTGATGCCGGGAGCGTAAAAAGATGAAGTGCGAAACGATCTGCGGAGGTTC